TGGGTGTGTTCTGGCAAATGAGACATTACCAAATCAAAGTCAAACTTTTTAGTCACATTTTTATAAAAATCAAAGGTGTTAAAATGAACCCTCATCGATGGTATGTAAGATGGAAAATCCATGAAATGTTGACTCACATTTTTGAAATCTAAATCCTCAACGGGTTCAGGTAAAATCAGATAAAACCATAAGTCATCTCGTATATCATTCAATACGGATATCTGACTTTTTATTGCCTGTATGTAACTATCTTTCTTTAAGTCCTTCAAATAAGTTATATTTGGATAGACTAATATCCTAATTGTTTTCTGTAATTTTACTTCTTTGTTATAACTAAAATAATCGTTCATTTTCCTACGTTCCAAAATAAAGAGTTTTTACTTGCATGTTCATTCATAAATTTCCAAGCCTTACTATCGTAAGTTAATGAACTTGGAAATGGTGGTCTTTCTGGTTCTTTACATTCTTGTTGAAATTTATACTCAGAACGGAAACACTCAGCTCTACCCATTTCATGTAATGTTGTGTTATGTCCTATTTGAACACCATAAATTTTTGCTTCAGGCCAAGCACCTTGTAAACCACGACTCAATACTCCACTACTCATAACAGTCCAAACTTCTTTTGGTCTAATACCAAGACTTAATGCTGTTCTTCTCATAGTCTCAACTATTATCGGATGGTCACCACCAAATGGAATTAGATGAGCATCATTATCTAAACAATACTTTTTAGCCTTTGCCTGTATGTTAGTTAGAAACCCCATTGGAACTTCTATTATATTACAACCCAACTCCTCAGCCGCATCTGTTAACCAATATCTCTTTCCTTGTGGAACAGTTACCGTACACTTCCTACCCATATCTTTACAAGCATATGCTAGTGATAACTGAGCATATCCTTGTCTTGGTGAAGCATAAACAAACTCCTCTACATCAGGTTTGTTTTTGACATAAACAGTAAATGCCCGTCTCTTCGTACCACCATCAAGTAGGTCATCACGAACAACCCAAAAACCACCATGTTCTTTTACCACTGGTTTTGGTAAGTCTACCTCGTAATCTATCTCGTCTAATTTGTAATCTAATATATCCACTAAGGTTTATGAAAGATAAATATTGGTTCATATTTTACAGTAACTCCATTGACATCAACTTTGTTTTTGACGTTAGATTGGTCAACACCAACCATAGATGCCATCAACATCTTCAACTTACCTTGATATTTACCACCAAGTGATTCAATAATATCAATAGAGTCTTGTTCCAATGGATGAAAGGTATCTTTACCTATCTTAATATCAGCGATGTTCCAAAGTAAATATCTATCTGACCTTAGACTCTCGTAAGCATTTGTCAATGTTGGTTTAAGAAAGTTATCTCTCCAATCAGAGTACATCGGATAGGCCTTAAATGATTGTTCATCATCATCTGAATATTGTTCCCTATCAAAGTAAGGTGGTGAAGTAAATACCATATCTAACTTACCTTTATATTGTTGGTAGTCTGGATGGTCACCAACATGTTCAGAACCTATTTGGAAATAATGATAAGTGTTTTTCTGTTCTTCCCAAAACATATTTGTTTCTAATCCATGTTCATTGAAAAAGTCAGCAACATATTCGTATCTTGACTTACCTATCTCATCTATGTAATTATCAGTATTCGGGTCTGTTCCGATATAATGTATTCTCTTCTTGGAAGCCATAGCACCAAGAATCCTACCACCCCAACCACTTGACGGGTCGTAAATGTTTAGTGGTTCGTCTTGTTTGATATGGTCTGTATATTTTTCATATAATAATCTAGCAGTAAGTGGGGGGAAGTTAACTGCTGGTTGTGAGTTCAAACTCAATCTGAATATCTGAAATGCTGATGGGAATAGTTTCCTATGAATGTTATAGTATCTAATCATAAAAACATTTCTCTTTAGTTTACCACCCTTCGTAGAAACATGGTCATCTAAATCTTCAACAGACATCAACTTTTTTAACGTGGGGCACCATAAATTGGTAACCATCTCATCAGTAATTAATCCCTTATCATAAGCATACTTTATATCATCAGAAGATAAAGTCACATATTGTTTAAGATACTCTTCCTTATGAGACTTAGAAATCCATAAACGGATATCTTTAAATTTTAATTTATTGTCGTGATAATATTCTAACCACTCTAATGCTGACTCTTCGTTCCAATATGGTAGTCCACCCTTATCATTTTCTTTTCTATCTAAAGATACAGATTTACTGAAACTATACATGGAATCTCTACGAACTCCCCTTCTCATAGACCTAAAGAAAAGGTCTTTATTTGAGTCCTCTTTAATTCTATCATAGATTGAGTTAAGTCCAACATCACCAGTATCTCCAATACGAGTTTTCATCATAGTTGGGAAGAATTGGTTGACACCATTAGCAAACTTATTAAAGTTCTTAATTACATTCCTTTGACCATCGTCAGCTTTTTCTATGAAACCATGTATGTCATACTCTCTGAGTTTCTTGAATGAACTAATTATCTGGTCAATGTTCTGACCAACCATCGGTGGTGTACCACGCTCATCCCAATCCTCAATGATGAACTGACGAGCTTCTTCAATCCACTCGTCAAGTTCTTCATCAGTTTTTAGGAACAACTCGTGATAAGTGATATTGATTTTAGAATCAATGATACCACTTTTCTCGTAGTAGTATTTACTCATCACCTACCTTATCTAAGGTATCTGGTTTCATCCAAGAAGTTGCACCAACTTTCTTTACATATAGTTGTGCATCTTCATCATTTCGTGCTAAAAACTTTACAGGTTTAGCATCTTTACCTACACCCTCAAGGTATGTGTATTCACCATAACCTTTCCATTGAGTTTGATTTTTATTTTTCGGCATTATGTAACTCCTCTTGTTCTAAAATCCATTTCTCATAGATATCATCTACTTGTTCTTCGGTTAATCTTCGTTTATCGTAGGCATCTTCTCGTGTCATTATAGTCATTGGTACATCAGATAGATTAAAATCCCTACCATATAAATCCACAGATATCTTTTGTTTTAACCAAGTTGGTTTATATTCTCGATATGTCATTATCTTCCAGCCCTCTTTTTACCATCCTCGTAAATATACTTTACAAATGCGTAAAATACAAAAACGGTAAAAGCAATTGGTGGTAGATTGAAGTAAATAATCATTCCTATATCATTCATGGTTTATCCTTTATTTTAATTGTAATTAATTTACGAAGATTTTGGTAAATAGTCAAGCACTTTTTTCTTAAATTCTACAATACCTTTTCCAACATTCTCTTCCCAATCATTACTAGCATCTGGATCAGCTGTATCTGTAATATATTTAAACGATATAAATGGTACATCATATAACTTACATACTTTTGCTAGAGCATAAGATTCCATATCTACCACATCTCCCATAGTTTTATCTTGTACAAAAGAATCACCACTACCACATAGAGCCTTCTTACCTATAGGATTAAACTCTGATTCACTCTGAACTATTATTGGAATGTCTTCTTCAAATGGTGTCTGACCTAACCTTAAACCAAGTGGAGTTACATCCATATCTCTCTGAACAAATCGTGTGCAATCTACCAAGTCACCTTTTCTATATTCCCAATGTTGTGAACCAGCAGTTCCATAATTAATCACTAAATCATATGGTATATGTGAACCAAACTTACCAAATTTCTGTGTTAGTTTAAATGTGGCATTTACCTTACCAACTCCAGTATATAGAACATCATAGTCATCCAATTGTCCTTGAGTCTCTATTGGTAGAGCACAAACAATAAGTGTTTTTTTCATGTTAGTGTTTCCCTTTATATGTTTTGGTTCGTATGGACACATCAAACAACCATGTCCGCAACAATAACCTCTTTCTGTTAAAAACTCCCTTGATAACATTAGTCATGACTTAAATCTATTTCATGTTCATCCTCGTATGTCTTCAAGATTCTCTTAACCAACGGATGTCTAACACAATCTTCTCTATTAAATGCCATGTGATTAACACCCTCGACACCTTTTAATCTAAACCAAGCATCATAGAAACCACTCTTCTCGTATGCTGTAACTCTGTTAGCCTTGAACTTATCACATTGTGACATGTCACCTTGTATAATCATCTTACAATTTTCAGATATTCTTGTCATCAAAGTCTTGATTTGCATAGGTGAAACATTCTGAGCCTCATCAAGTATCACATAACAATTCTCTAAGTTAACTCCCCTCAGAAAGTTTAACACTCCAATCTCTAATTTATTATCCGAAATCATCTTGGTTGCTCTAGCCTTACCAATAATCTTGTCTAATATCGTAAAGGTGGATTCATTATATTGTTGTATCTTTTGACTCAACTCACCTGGTAAGTATCCTAACTTATCTTCATTACCAACGTCTACTGTAGGATTTATTATAATGAGTTTATGATAAGGTGTCCCTCTTCTTAACACATCTTGTAGAGCTCTATAGATGGACACATAAGTTTTACCAGTCCCAGCTATCCCATGACACAATACAAGTTGAGTATCTTCCTCTCCTATTATATTGTAGAATATGTTTTGATTTGCTGTTCTCGGATTGAAATTGTTTACTATCTTTGGTATGGCACCGATTGTTTTTCTAGGCATATTTTACTACTGACCTCACATTTAAGTTAAAGTTATCGATTCTTGGAACATATTTCAAATCAACTAAAACTAAATTACCTACCACTTCGTATCCAGCCTTTTCAGCCAAATTATTAGTTGCCTGTAATGTCCCACCTGTTGCTAATACATCATCAACTATAACCACTTGACCATTACCTGGTTGTAATTCTAACGTAGCAGTTCCATACTCTAAATCATATGTCTCACTAACAAATTCGCCAGGTGTTTTACCTTGTTTTCTAGCACATACTACACCACCACCAAAATAAGTGGCAAGTGCTGAAGAAAAAAGATAACCACGAGAGTCTATCCCAATCCAATAATCTGGTAACCTAACTTGTCTACCCATATCTACAAGAGCAGACCTAAATGTCTCTTGGTCTGCAAGTAATGGTGATATGTCTTTAAAGTCAATTCCATCTATTGGAAAGTTCGGTACTTCTTTTATAAATTCTTTATACATTTTGTTCCTCTTATTTTAGTTTAGGTCCTGCCACCCACACGACCAACGATTTTCTTATCCCCTTAGTTACAGGATGAACTCTGTGAAATGTATTTGATGGGAACATTATAGCTTCATTCTTTTTTGGTTTCAAAAACCCCCCACCAGGAATTAATAATTCAAGTTCACCACCATCAAAATCATCATTCAGTAAAATAGACAAACTTATCTTACGATGATTATGTCCAACCCCATTATCTTTATGCCACCCATAATGTGGTTTTTTATATTTTGATGAATCATAAGTAGTATATTGACATAAATCAACAAATCCAGTTATGGTGTAGTTCCAACCATTTGTATTACAGGTAGCCGTCCAAATAGAATCATAAATCCACTTTGTTTTGTGATTGTTTTCAAGCCATCTAATATCTGATGACCTCCATCCTTTGTCTGTGTTAGCTTCGTTAGACATTGTCCCATCTACCAATGGAAAACTCTCACATAATTTAATTACTTCTTCTACTTGATTATCCCCAAAGAAGTTCGAAAAGGTATAAAATGGTACGTCAAAATCACTAGCCCCACCAAAACTCCACTCTTTAGGACCTCCCCAAACGTAATGTTTCTTATTCCCATCCATGAGCTTCACTCCATAATTCAGTTGTCATTGGAAATACCTCTTTCATCTGTTTCAACAAAACTCTAGCATAATCTTGTATCTCTATTTGTGCGGTCTTTTCGTTTCTCAACTCAATGAAGTTCATAACGGCTTGAAATGATGCTGTCCAATATACCTCTGTATATAATGTTAGTGGTAATATACAACGGGCTTGTTCTTTAGCCATACCCATCTTTATTAGATTTTTATATGCCATCAAAGTCATATTATGAGCTTGATTCCAATTAGCTTTTACTGCTACCTCATCATCACCATCAAACTCACCTTCTGATGCTTGTTTGTTATCATCAGATTGTTTTCTATATATGGTTGGTTCATAGAACTCATCATACTCAACATACCTACCACTTATTTCATTCCAAGCGTGGTCTTTGGTAGAACTACTTGATGATGTCTCAATACCAACAACGTGTTTATACCATTGTCTCATCACAAACTCAGGTGCCTTAATATGAAACTGAACTTGTAAATGTCTAAATGGTGAATAGTGTTTGTGTTTAGCAAGATAACGAACAAGTCTTTCATCTGACTTATCAAACTTTGTTTTTCTCTTACCAAATGATACACGAGCAGAGTTAACTACGGTTAAATCATTACCGAGTGAATCCACTACTTCTATAAATCCTTTATCTAGTACAGATGATTTAATCACTTACCTTGTCCCCTATATTTCTTTTTGAATCGTTTTGAACCAACTCGTGTACTAAATTTTGTACCACGGCCTTGTCCTTGTCTCGTTTTCTTCTTGGCTTTAGTCCCACCTACATCAGAACCAAAGTGTTGTTTTGCTTTTGCCATATAACCTCTTATTTCATTATTAAATATTTACTGATTAGTAACCCATCGATGTCATTTTCTATAAATGTTTTTATTGCTTGGTCTGGTGAGTTAACTAATGGTTCATTCACATTAAAACTTGTATTCATAAAAACAGGAACCTCTGTCTTTTGTCTAAATTTATGTAATGCATCATAGATAATTTTATTCTGACTTCGGTTTACTGTTTGTGGTCTACAACTATTATCAACGTGAACAACTGCTGGTATCTTATTTCTCCACTCTTCTTTAACCTCACTAGCCATCAACATAAATGGTGATTTATGTTTAGCATTAGTTATCTCAAATAAAAACTCCTCAGGCATTACTGGTGCTAGTGGTCTCCACCATTCTCTCTTCTTGATTCTATTCACCCTCTGTAGATTTTCTAATTTGGTTGGATTTGCAAGTATACTTCTGTTACATAATGCCCTTGGACCCACTTCAGATTTCCCATTAAAATAACCCATCACACAATCCCACTCATATAAACAATGTGCCAATGCATCTGAAGGATCGACCACGTCATAAATCATACCATTTCTATCTAAAGCATCCAAAATCTCTTTGTCTGTATAGTAACTACCATGATAAGCGTTATTCATACTCAAGGATGGAAATTCATTGGTATGTTTTTTATGTGATAAAATAGCAGAACCAAAGGCTACACCAGAGTCGTGAGCAGCAGGTTGAATGAATATATCACCCTTTACCTTTTTCTCTAATTTACCATTAGTAGTACAATTTAACATACTACCACCTGACAGACAAAGATTCTTACTATCGTTGTATTTAAGTAAATTTTCGTAATTATGAATCACAAGTGTCTCGAAAATATCTTGACCTGTAGCAGCTAAATTTAGGATTTTCTCTGATGGTAACTTACCCTCACCAGCTTCATGAAAATCTTTTAACTCTTTTTGAAAGTCATCATCATCTAATATATTGGCAACTATTTCATTATAATTATTGGTAAATGGATATCTGAAACCCAAATCATCTTCTCTATACCTCATCGGAAGTAAATCATAATCAACTTTACCATAACAAGCAAGTCCCATAGTTTTACCCTCACATCCATGTGTATCAAAGGCAAGAGCATTAGTCACTTGTTCATAGAATAGACCAAAACTTGTTAAAGCATTTGAAAAAGAAACAGTCTTCATCTCAAGACCATCCCAAAAACCAAACAAACTTGATATACCACCACCATCTCCATCTATAGACATGTAGTTAGTATCCGGAAAACCAGATGGTATGACACTACTTGCAACATGAGAAGTATGATGGTCGAACCACTCTATTTTGTATGGTTTAAATCGAGCTCGATTATTTCCATCCAAATGTTCAATACTCCATTCATTCATCAACCAATTTATTGTACCATACTCCGAATCTAAAACGTCTTGTGGATAAGCACCACACCAATCAGTATCGTTGTAACCAGACTTTTTAGCGAAACGTGGACTATGCCTTCTACTTATCTCATCAAGTCTCGAAAACCCAACAGACACGAAATCTATATCCTCTGGTTTTAGATTAGCAACCCTCAGACAATTGGTTGCTGCGTTTTTTGGTGGTAAGATTTTATCACCATCTTTAGAGAATTTAAATCTATTGTATCTTTCCTCTTCTGACCAAGAAATCAAGTCACCATCAATCAACAAACATGCAGCTTGATTATATGACAAAAGAGGTGTTATTCCTAATATGACCATATTTTTTTATTTATCTTTTTTTTCTGAAACTTATTTTGGGAGGACCAACTCGTCTCTTCAATTCTAATAATGATTCTTCGGTTAATTTTATATCAGGAACCAAAGACTTTTTTCTTTTCTCCGTGGTATTCGTAGGCATGGCCATTCTCCTTGAGTAATTCATTAACTGACTTCTCGTGTCCCTTAACGAATAACTCACCAAGTACACGACCATATTTACCAGTACCATGTGATATGATACTGAATTTACCATCGTCTGAATTTTCCAAGAGGTCTTTTACATATGCCTTTGCTTCTAAACCTTTGGCTTTTTCTTCTAAATCTCTTGTTCTTGATTCCCATGTATCCACACCATAGAATCTAATTCTTACCTTATGCCATACATTAAATCCTAAATCAACCATCGCATCGCAGGTGTCCCCATCTACGACTCTATCTAATTTACAACTATAACCATGTTTTTTTACTTGTTTACCCATTGTTAATCTCCTGGTAATTTCCTATTACGTTTAAGAATACTTTTATACTCCCTCAACCTACCACACTTTTCACATACTATCGGCGTTATCGATTCAGTATTAGAATATTCTCTTAATCGAGTTTCTATATAATCCTCAATCAACAACCAATCATCTTCATTATTTGCATTGAGAATGTGTCGTTCTGTACCTTGACCACAGCAATCTGTCACATGTTTTTCGTCTTCTTTCTTTGGTCGGTCTTTGTATCTAAAGTAATCCCTATCAAGTGGCTTATTGCCGTTTAATTTTGTCATTCAACTTCTTCTTAGCTTTCTTTAAAACTTTCTTCTTCTTTTCGTGTCTAGCCAAAAGTATCTCCTCTTTTGACCTACGTTTAGGTTTCTTTTTAGGTTTGATTTTGGTAGGTGGTAAAGTACCTTTCAATTTAGGTTGTTCTTTACCCTTATGAAAGACATTACCATCTTTATCTACGAACTCATTCATAAAGTGCCATCCAGCAGGACGACCAGTTGATACTCTTTTTGGTGTGTTTTCGATTGGGAACATTTTGTCCATTCTAGCCATAAATGCTCTACTACCTATAACGGATGTAGCTTCTGTACTTACATTCTTAACTGGTTCACCAGTAACTTTACAATCCATGTACGCTACACCATCTATGAAATAACCTCCATTCATTTCAAAACTCCTTTGTTTGTTTTTTGGTTTTCGTTTCATAACAATAATATACTTTAAAATAACTATTACTGTCAAGCATTAAAAATCATAAAATTCTGCATCTATTATTTCCATGCAGATATACCATTCATTGTTTTTTCTTAAAATAGTGTCGGCCAATCTCCATTGACTCTTTAATTCTTCTGTAGAAAACGAAGTATTGACCGACACAACACCGAGAACGATATAACCAACGTCACCTATGGTGACTATTTTCACTTGATTTTCACGATGTTCTTCTTCGGTAGTTCGGGTTCTACTTTCGGAATTTCTATAGAGAGGATTCCATCTTTAAAATTAGCACCAACACCATCCCCATCTAAGTGTTCACCTAATGTAAACGACCTTCTAAACGAGGAATGTTTTAACTCTCTTGTAATACACTTACCACCATCGTCTTCAAAACCATGTTTGTCACCTGATATGGTTAGTACATTATCTTCTACTTCTACTGATACATTCTTCTTATCCAATCCAGGAATCTCAGCTATGATACCAACTTTGTCATCGTATTCATATACATTTACTTTGGGATAAGAACCTTTATTGAAAGATACTCCAACTTCTTCTTTGAACGTTGGAAACTGCCTGTCTATCAGGTCATCAAATATCCTATCAAAAGGTGTTAAAAATTCATCTCGGCTGAGATGTTGTGGATTTACTATTATTCTATTCATTGTATTCTCCTATACAGTTATTCATTTGAACTAACGACATCCCACTTTGTGGCGATGTTCTTACCTATATTATACAATGATTGTACCAAACTTTTTGTTGTGACAATATGACAGATTAACTAATGACATGTGTGTCAATATTACTAATAATCAAACCCTTCGTCAGGATGTTTGGGTTCGTCTTTCCACCATTCATATTGTTTACCTTCTCGGTTTGCCAATTCTCTTTGTCTGTCATAATCTGTTTCACTTAATACTTTCCATAACTTGTCAAATTCATTTTCTTCTATCTGTTTTCTACCTACAAAATACATTTTTGCAGCATCTTTACCATATCCACTATGTAATTCTGCCTTACTAACTATATTATCATACTTGTCAACAAGAACCCATTTCATGATTATCCCCTATTCATTATCTACCACTTTCACTTTTATTGAATCCAAGAAATGATGTCCACACTCATCTGTGTAACCACCATATACAGTTATAGTTTTCTCTATGAACTCTTCCCAAACAGCAAACACAACTTGACCACCACCATTTTCATCTGTCATACTTGCTGGATTAACTAAACTTGTCCATTGACCAGGAACTATCTGATATTGATAATCAGAATCCCATTGGATATGTTGAGACCACCCACATTCTGTCTGACAACTCAATACAGTGTAGGTTTGTGCTAAAGAGGAATCATATTCTAACTCATAAATACCATTTGATTGTGGTAGGTTTGATGATATTTCTAAACCACAATAACAATCTTCTTGTGGTCCTAATGAATTATCTGAACAACCTATAACTAATAAACTTAGAGTTAAAAATAACCTTTTCATGTTTTATTCCTTTTCTATTTTAGTATCTTTCATTTTTATAATTTTTAGTTTAGTTTCTTCTAACCACTTTATCCACTCGTCTATTTGCGTGATAATTTTTATCTTATCAACATCGTGGTCTTCATTATCTAGTATCTTATCTACCCATTTCTTAATCATGGCAAGATAACCTGATAACCAAGTGGCAATTTCTTTTCTTTCTGTATCCCATACACTCATCATATTACTCCTAAAGTTAACACTAAATAGCATTATGAGTCAAGCACTTTATAAACTATTTTTATATCGTAAGATGTGGTTGTCGCCCACTCTTCTACTAACGGAGTAAAGGATTGATTGTCTGACTCTTTTATTTTCATTTCCTTACCTATAAATATCATAAAGAGTATTCAAAACCAATCTTGGCTTTGTAGAACTCTTTACCTTGTAACTTTGAAATCTCACCGAGGTTGTATACTCTTAGCTTGTCGGTAATCTTCCAACTAATTTTGAACTTGTCTTCGAACTCAAAGGTATCTCTTTCATCTTCTTGACTTGGTGGAAAGTAACCATCAAATGAAATATCGACTTCTACTTTATCATCGTAATACTTTTTCTTTTTACTCATACCAAAAGAAAAGAATGTCTCAAAGTTTTTACTGAATACGTCATCACTACTATTACGACTCGTGAATCCATACGACCAATCTTTCCATTTATTACGCCAGTCCATTTTCAGATATTTTACACCTTGACTTTCCTTGTTCATGTATTCTGGTTTGAAGTAAACACCATTTTCTAACTTAGCCCAAAACAAATCGTCTATGTAAAACTCTCCGAGTTCTCTTTCCCATTGACGATTGATATGAAAGTTACTGTGACTTAATCCAACACTAACCTCATAGTCATCAGGATTTGGTTGTACATTTGGTGTACGAGCAGCAAAAGAACTGAACAACATTACACCAGCTAAAAGACTATCCAACACCATTTATTTCTTTCTCCTAGTAGACTTAACACCAGCTTTTCTTTTCTCGTATTTTCTCTTGCGTGGTTTCTTGACTCTTCGGTCATCACCAGCACGTTTTTCTACTATTGACTTACCTAATATTGCGATAATCATATCGTCAATCACTTTTAAGAACTTGTTCATTTTTCTCTCCTAACTTTGGTTTAATGTAAAGTTCATTGTAACACTCAAGACATAATTGACCAGAACATTCTATATATCCTATCCTAAAATCAATGTGGTCTTCTTTATCATATGTGGTTTCTTTTTTACAAGTTACACATAATTCTTTCATTCATCCTTTCCTTTTAGGTCGTACAATAAGACGGCCTCTATTTCTTTAGCCAACGATTTTCTTGCGGCTTCAGAACCTAAGTTAACCTGTCTATCCTTATATCTCTTTAATACTGACTCTATTAACTTTCTCATATTCCTAATATATCCTCATCTTTCTTTTTTTTTGGGTATGTGATTGTCTTAGGTTTATAACCTATTGACTCTAATAAATATTTAGATACTTTGTTTATTCCTAAGGCAATATAATAAAATATACTACTGATAAAAAGGGATAATCCAATGTAAATAATCGACTCTTTAATCTGTTGTATTATTTTATCTATATTCTTCGCCAATTTTCCAGTAAGCTCTTTCATAATCATTTATTGTAGGTTCGGTTGAATAATAATAAAATGCGAGGGATTTTCTAGCCACATCAGTTGGACACTTTATAGGATTTGGATATCCATGTGGAACACCATCAATAGCAAAAAGAATAGAATTGTTCCCCTTAAAAATTACCTCGTTTATCATATGTTTTAAATCATTTGACCATATCTGTAAATCACCACCCCATTCTGGTAACCACTCTTCGTTTACATAAATTAATAAATTTAAATGTCTGTATAACTTCTGACCAGCTATATCTGGCATTCCATATTCATCAGCAACATCTTCCCATTTATCCATAAACGAATCAAAATTTGTGTAATCGTGATGTACATTTAAAAAACCACCACTCAAAGTACGATGACATCCACCACCACTCAAACTATTATCTGATATTATATTTTTATATCCAGTTATATAAGATAAATAGTCTAAGAAATCTTTACTATTAAAATATTGACAAACCTTTTTTATCATCGGTGGCATAGAGTCCATGTCTTGAACATATTGCTTGTCTTTAGAATTATTATGGTCGTCACCCCACCAATTTAAATCATAATCCATCTCTTCTTCTATTTTTCTAATAACATTCTTTTTCAGAATATTATCCATAATAACGTATCTTGGAGAAGAACCTTGAAAACTTCTTTTATAGTTCTCCACGTTTTCATATGTAACTCTATTTAACATTAGAAATGCCAACCCATAACTACAAAATAAAAATATCCAATACCTGCTAAAATCCACATCACCATTTTAACATATTCCATTTGAATATCTTGATGAGTTGTTGCTCTTTTTTTCTTTTCTACTCTATCCCATTTATTCATTACAAATACACCATCCACATCGCTATCATGTATCCTATACCCATACCTATAAATATACCCATGATAATGTAACTAACTTGTTCTTCGGTTTGCATATTTCTTCTCACTAAAAAATCCACATCACTAATTTATAGAGCATATACCACATCAATACAGACATACTTGGTATAAAAATTAAATATACAAATACTCTTAGAATCGTGTCTTTGAAATTAGCATCTGATTGTAGATGTTTTTTTCTGTTCATTTCCATGTGCATTCCTTCAATCCAATTCATCGGTTGACTAGGCCATGGCCATTCTTTGTCTTTATTTTTTTCCATCCGTATTGTTCCCTAATATATTGTCTAATAAGTTCTCCTAATTGCATGTCATTAGGATTATCTTCAACTAATTTTCTGACTACTTTTATGGGTTTCATTACCACTCCTCTCGTCTACCGAAGTTGTTTTTTTCTATTCTCTTTTTCAGATGTCGTTTGTACCATACTAAGAATAAATATTTCTGTACTCTATCAACCATGTAACTCAAGATACTTAGCAACAGCCAACTCCTTACGTTTAGCTTCAATCATAATATCAATATCATGACCATAGTTATCAATATAATCGTACACATAATCAGAATGGGCTTGAGGTCTAATTGATTCGTCAAGTTGTTCGGCACTACGACTCTCGCTGTAGTGTACAACAGGTACAATATCCTCTGGCCAAGTTGATATAGCCATCTCCAAAGCTTCCTTCTCTGATAGTCCACCATCACAAAATCTGTGGTGATGATAATCGAAAACAATAGGTATCCCAATACGTTTGTATACTCCATAATATAAATCCTTTACTGAATACATTGATGCTTTGTCATCGTTCTCTACAGTCAAACGAGTTTTAACTGAGTCTGGTAACCTCTCAAAGTTCTTACAGAACCTTTCCATTGAGGTTTCCTTATCACCATACGCACCACCAATATGTATATTAATCTTGTTGAATGGTGTACGAGTCAAACTCATCATGTCAAATGTCTCACCATGCATTGTCAAATCGACTACACAATTATCAACCACATGTTCGTGTGGTGATGTAAGAACATTAAAAGGACCTGGATGACATGTGATTCTCATACCATGTGTATCTACCTTGACACCAGCAGAATGTAGGTACATCTGAATTTGTTTCAAATCTTTTAGGTCTTCCCATTCATACTCCGACTTCCAAGGTGCTAGTCCACTCGTGGTACGAAAGAACTTGTAACCATTCATTATGTTCCAATCAATAATCTTATCTAAATCCATAGCATTTGCCAGTGTAAGTTCACTAGCATAATCCAAACCTTTACTCTCAAAGGTTCTCTTAATCATACTACGACCTGTAGTGATTGGTTTAACTCCCTTTTCTTTACCACCATACTGCTGAGGATAACTCAACTGCATGTTGATACACGCATAACCTATATTCATTTTATTAAATTACTCCATTGTAATAACTTAAGTTTCTTTATCTGAACTCTGTTGTTCAAATCTCTACTACTTAACATTCCTCGATTTTTCATTAACTCTATCATACATAGAACATCTCCCACTTCTTCTATAAGACGGTCATTGTCCTTGTAATCCTCACAACGAATAGCTTTACTACAGGCCTCAATCATCTCACCACATTCCTCCATAGTGATTATCAACAATTCAGTCTCATAGTCTAACTTTTTGTTTATTGACTTTTGTTTTGCCATTTAGACTCCTCTTTCTTGATACAAATATTCTAATAATACTTTGTCTGTTGGAGTGACACTCATGTTATTCATCTGAAATATCTCCCAAGAGTCACTCGCATATTGTCCAACTCCATGTAGTTCCATAACATCCGTAAACCCATTAACCCACATCCAACTAAACTTTATCAGAGTCTTAGCTCTCCTTCTATATAAACCCAATGGTCTTAGTATCTCTGATAGTTCATCTTCATCAGCTTCCATCATCTCATACTCGGTTGGATACTTGGTGAATAACTCATGTCTAACTCCATCCACTTGTTTTCGTTTGGTTAGGTTCAATAGGATACAACATACCAACATCTTCCAAGCATCATCTTGGTATATCTCTTGTAATAATGGTCTTTCTATTTCCCTATACAGCATTTCTTATATTTCTTTCCACTACCACAAGGACATGGTTCATTACGACCAACCTTTGCATCCTTAACAATAGTAGTATTTACCTTCCTATCCATACAGACAACACCATTTAGATGGTCAATTTCATGTTGTACACATACAGATTCTAATACCCTAAGTCTGGCATCTTCGTTATTAGATTGTTCTTTTTCCCAACTACCCTTAGTATCTTTAGGTGTATCTGCTCCACTAAAATACCAATCACTCTCGGATTGTTCTGTGGATATGATTACATCTCTGTATCGTTTGGTGTGTACTCCTTTGCCTGGATAAGATAGACAACCCTCATAAAAAGGAATCTCAGTTTCCTTCGATACAATCTTCGGATTGATGAGTACCAAAGGTTCACGAACATTGACAACGGCCACTTGTGCATCAATTCCCACTTGATTAGCTGCCAACCCAATGCCGTCCCCTCTTTTGTTAAGTATCTGAAATAGTTCCGTTGCGATAGAAAGTCCTTCTTCAACTGATACCTCTCGTAATTTTTTATGTATTAATGGATTATCTTCTTTTGTACAATTTATTACTTTGTTCATAGTAATAATATACGAAGAAAAAAGGAACTTGTCAAGGAATTAATTTAAGAATATGCCTTGGGATTATAAATATACCACCTGTTTCTGTACTGATTCTAACCAATCCATTACCAACTTTTTCCTCTATTACTACTTTCTCTTCTCGATGAAGAGCACCCTTGTCATTGTAAAAGTCTTTTATTAATATTGCTTTTTGTTTCATTTGTAAAACCTCTCTGATGACGGCATATGTCCGTTATGTGATAAATAACAATTTGGACACAATAGCCTCAGATTTTCTAATTTGTTATTAGTTACATCTCCATCTTCATAATCTAAACGAAGAGCAACTGATTCTTTTCCCATGACGATTTCATTATACCCACAAGAACTACATTCTTCTTCAACCCACTTTTCTTTTATGAGTCGATTCTTAATGTACCCAGCTCTCATACGATACTTCTTACTCCCATCAAGGATTTGGTCAAGTGACTTTATCCACTTACCATAACCTTTTTTGATACCGACACCAGATGGATTCAGATGTTTTTCAAATAAACCATACGTTTTAGCATACTTACGATAGGTTAGGTAACTTACACCTAACCATCTAGCGGCAGCCATGTTTGATTTAGTTTGAGATTGAGCATCTTCAATCATCTTTTTAGTAAGGACTAATCGATGTCCTTTTATTCGTATTGGTTTTTGAAAATTACGACTTGACATAGATTTCGTCTCTGTCTACTAATTGAATTTCTTTTGATTCTATAATATCAAAAGCAACTCCATCCTTAACTTTACGAAATGCGTTAGCTTTACTATCTGGTTTAAGTCTGAATACCTCTCCGATATTCACGTCACCGAAATATTCTTTCTCCCAATCACTACCCACTTTTGGTGGATCGTATCGGTCTTTAGCGTGGTCGTTTGCCATTATTCTTCTCCAGTTTGTAAATCTCTGATTATCTGTGAGATATATTCAAAGTTTTCTTGAACCGAATCAAAAGGTTTAACCTCTTTATAGGATACTTTAGCAGCTACAACTTTATTGTACAAAGGTTTTTGTAACTTATCGTACATGTCGTCAAGTGCAGCTCTAACTTTCCTTAACTCTACCAAGGCTTGATTACTTATTTTTGCCATTTTTGTCTCCGAATTTAATTTCTATTTGGTCTTTGTCTTTTTCTTCAGTTGGTCTAGCAATCTTCTCTAACTCATCGTAATTTCTTAACACTTCGTTAATATTATTACTCAGAGAAGTCAATTCATTAAATGCTAGACTTCTGATAAAAAATCTTTCTTCTTTATCTACTATGGTGGTCATCAAATTATTGATGTAAGAACCTAATTTATTTTCCATTATAACCTCTTATTACACTTATAAATAGTTAGTTAGTCTTACAAACGACTAAGTTTTTTTCGTATGTTTCAAGTGATTTGATGTAAAACTTAAATATATCGTATTCCATCTCACCTATCTCTCCACTATCTTGTAGCATTTTTGATAAGTTAACTAGCACTTGAAAGTTTTCATTGTTCAATTGTTCAGCGTTGAACTCCACACAGATATCATGTAACTCTGATATTTTATTATGTCCATATAGTTTTATTTTCTCATCCAAATCAAACTGAGTATTTGGTTGTTCTTCTTTTACATACTCACCCATAATATCTGAATCACTTAGGTCTAAATATATTTTACTACACCAAGGCTCTAACTCATACAACATCTGTTTACTACAACGATAAACTACAAAAGCAACATCATATTTTGGTGGAACTATTGGTTTAAGATACTCATCATGTTGAACCATATGTCCCCACTTACGAATGAAGTTACGAGTAGACCTTAGATTTTGAGCTAACCACTCTGATGATTCTCTACCCTTCATGAACACTTGACCTGCTGGATTTCTCATAGCTCCATCTTTGAATCGTGAACCTCTACAAGTCATATGATAAACATAACCACTCCAAGTCTGTATTGTCTCATAACCAGCCAATTGGAATCTATTAAAGATATCAGAGTCTTCTTTTGATTGTGGAGCATATAAAGGATCATGACCACCTATCGCCAAAAAGTCGTCTTTGTATATTGCCCAAGGAGCAAAGATACCCTCAGTAGTTTTATCTTCTGGCATCCCTTCCCAAGTTTGATTTACAAAATCTATTAATCCTTGTTCATCAAACTCTTCTGGTTCTATACCAAAATCTTGTAATACCTTTTCAGGACCATCAGGATGTAGTGGTGGTTCTATCCTTGTAGCTGATACCACCTTACCTCTCTCTAAATGTTTTAGAACTTCTACATCCATATTAGGACACGCATACATATCAGCGTGGTATATCATTACAATATCACTTGTCGCCATATCTACTAACGTATCATAAAGTATAGTGTGACCTAATCTTGTAGGACCTTCATTACGATGTATCTTTACATTCTTATCTTTTTCAGCAATCTCTTGCATCCACTCCCAAGTTCCATCATCAGAGAAATCATCAGCCCAACATATCTCATGTCGGTATCCGAGATTCTTTCTGATACTATTGTAAGACCATTGTAGATACTTTAGATTGTTTCTACTTGGTTGTATAAAACTAATTATTCTATCATCCATTATAAAACCTCATAATATCCACCAATACCAAACGGTATCTTGGTGTTAATTGTTAAATGTTCACTTTCTATATACCTTGATTTAGGTATAACTCTAAAGTCAAAACTAACCCTAGTAATTGACGTTATGTTTTGTTTATTACCATGTGTTAATTTACTAGCACTCCACTCTATACAATCACCATACTCAGCCTTCATTTCTTGATAGTCTCCCAAATCTTCTTCGGTCTCTGCCCATATCGTGTTAGTTCCATATGCCTTTGTTAATGGTACAAAGTAGTTTAACTCCTCTACTTTTTCAGCCCACTTCTCATCTCTGTAATGTTTATCTTTATGAAACTCTCCAACGGATACATTATTTGGTAAGTGAACTCTAAAAGTTGGTATTTTTTGATAGACTATTTCTTCTCCAAATCTTGGTTTAATTATGTCGTGTAAAAAATCTGTATATGAATCATCAAAACTTTTATCTTCTCTAATCATTTCATAAAAACACTTATGCCATATTGTAGATTGGTCATGTTCTCTATCAAACAATTCATAGTCTCGTTCAGAGTGTAAACTCGGTAAACCAAAATAGGGTAAAATACCACGATTAAAAAACCATTGTGACACTATGTCTCTAAACAAATAATTCTCTATATCATAGGTTATTCTATCCACCCCTTAACTCCCTCTGTCTTTTCCACTCTGGTATATCATTGGATATCTTATTGTAATTATCAAACACTTTAAAGGTAGATACGCCTTTGTAATGAAATACAAATGATGTCTTACATAACATTGAAAAATCATCGTTTGTAATTAAATTATCCCAATTAAATTGGTCTTCATTTTTTGTCATGATTTTATCTGTCTTGAAAAGTTCATCTTCATTTTGCTCATAAATGGTTATATCACGATTCATCATAAAGAAAAACCCATTAAACATTTTCATTCTAGCAGGATCACACAAGTACAGATTATTAGAGTTTCTCATTTCCTCTTTTACTTTTAGTATTTCATCTTGAACATGTTGATAATCTTCTGGCTCATCAACCTCAAGACCATGATAATAGTTATTAACATTTTGTGTGAGATTGTGACCAACACCATATTCAGTAGACATTGGTACTACTAAACTTGAGTTCCATTTTTTAAAGGTAGAAACCAACTCTCCGATAGCACCTTTTGGAATTAAGATATCATTATTAGCAAGTATAAAGTAGTCATAATCAGTACCTTCTTCAGTAGTCCCCAAAAACTCACGATATCCTATATTCCAAGAATCAGTTAAGCCCTTTGGTTCATCTTTTGTTATAACACGATAACCATATTCTTTACAAATATCAACAGTATCATCTGTACTATAATCATCAACAACCAAAACATCTATATTGTCGTCTAATTTTTTAAGTGATTCAAAACACAACTTCGTATAATGTGATTGATTGTATGTTGTTATAACTAATAAAATTTTACTCATAGCTTTTCCACTCGATTCTTGTAGGCACTTCTGTACCCTCGATTGGTACTACGAAAGTATCTTCATCTTCAATTGGTAATCTACCCCATTTATCTACCCATTTACGCATGTTAATTTCTTCTGCCTCTTGTTGTCTTTTTGACTTCATGTGAAACTTATCTTTAGCCTCATCTCTAAAATGACTACCACGAGCAGAGAAATGCCATACAACAGATTGTGGTATCATTTTAAATTCATACCCCTCTAACTGCATACGAATGAATAAATCTTTATCTTCCCACGAAGCTGGTCTAAACAAATCATCATTCCCACCTATCCATTTATAGTCCTCGACTCTACAGAAGAACCCAGCACCACCACCTTTACGAACTTCTAACTCACCATTCATTTGTGAAAACTCTGTAGCCCATTTATCAAATGAATTAGAATCAAAATCTTCAGCATATGCTCCAAATTCATCCGTATCTACAAACACCGTGCCAGGTCTGTAATCAGGATCGTTGACAAATATTCTTGGTTGTATTCTAAATGATGAAGCAATTAATTTGGTATCTCCGATATCATCATACAACTTCAATAATTCCAAGTCTTGATTAGGAGCAATCCACATATCAGAATGAATAATATTCACGAACTCGGTCTTAACTTTATCGACACAAAAGTTCATACCACCACCTATACCTTTCGGGTCATTGTTATTGTCTATATAATATTCTAAATCATATTTTGTGTAATTAGAATCTAACCAATTAATAGTACCATCATTACAATTTTCAGCGTGAACAATTATAGGCATGTCCTTGTGATAAGCATTTTGTCTTACCGACTTAATTGCTAGTTTTAAATAATCTAAATTATTATTTGTAGATATAGTGGTAGTTATCATGTTAATTTTATTCTCGTATTTAAAGAATCTACCCCACTAAACGTATATCCAAGAGGTTCAAACTTTTCTTTCAAGATGTTCATTCCATATTTGCCTTTTCTAAGGTGATGATGTTCAAACATAATTTCTTTTATTATATACTTGTCCGTATCAATTGACATCAAAATTTCACCATCCAATCCTTCGGTGTCAACAAACAAATAGTCTAAGGTTGTAACTGAGTATTTTTCTAACAACTCATTTATGGTCATAGCATCAACCTCAAAACTCTTTACAGGATCTGGTTGGTCAAATGAACTTGTATGTTCTTTAAAAATAGAATTAAATGCCGTGTTTGGCCAATGATACCATATTGTGACCTTATCTTCTTTTCTATCTTCAGGAACTATAGCAATAGTCTCCGTACTTATATTTTTTTCTTGTAATAATGAACCATAACACTCTTTAGCCAATGTCATCATTTCACTCATAGGTTCAACTAACACACCAAATTCTATATCTTGGTCTTTCACAAAACGATAACAATGGTCGTGTGCATTAGATGTACCAATTTGTATAAAATTAATCATTTTCAACTCCACTTAAATTAGCAAAAAAATTATACCAATACATACAAAAATTATGAGCAGAATATATCTCCTTGTACGTCTCTCTTGACTTACCTATAATATACTCAATTTTATCGTTATTGTCAAGCGTTTCCAAGACAACTTCGTTTAAATTTTTCCAATCATAATCGACAGGAATATACGTCTCATTTTCTATGTAATAATTTGGTGTGGTTACAACATTTTCCATAGTTGGTTTTAACATAGCAACACCCAAATCAAGTATCTCAAAATCTCTGTAACAAACTTCTCCCATACCAAATGGTGACAATGCCAGTTTAGATTTATATAATGTATTCATATACTCATCAAATGGTAATTTATCTTTTACAAAAGTATAGCCAGGATTATCACCTATGATATCCCACGCACCACCTCTATGTTTTGTATAGTACATATCATTTCTAATTAGATGTTCTGTATTTTTCTTATGAAACCCTTGATATATAGCACACAAATCTATGGTTTTTTCTGTACACACTGGGTGTTCTTTATAAACATCAGGTCTAAATCTATCACCTTGAAAGTAACCAAGATTGAAACCAGATAATTTTATTCTATCCCAAACATCTTTTGGTATGTCATAACCTTTGTCCAAATCAGAACCATTTCCAAAAAACCACTTGTTTAATACAGTCGGTTTTAAATAGTCCTCTCTATTTTTTAATAATTGATTTTTAAATAAAAATTTAGCATCACTTTGTTCAAATACTTCGTATGAGCCAATTAAAGATGTGGAGTCGCTTCCATCAAATAAAAAATAATCACCACTAATATCTTTACAACTCTCAAGACCATAGTCAATACTATCTTCTAAACTCAAACCCTTATTCAATATATTATGAGCACCAACAAATAGGTAATCATAATCATTAGAATCTGTTATTTCTATACTATAATCTCTTAACTGATTTTTAAGTGCATAAAAACCAAAGAAAGAAATTCTATTTTTACCAACAAATGGTTCTCTTATTTTTATTTTTATCATGACAATGAACCTATATCGTGGTCTACCATATTATGTACCATCTGTTCAAAAGATGTTTCTGGTTTCCATCCTAAAACATCACGAGCTTTAGATGAATCACCACACAGAACAGCAACTTCTGCTGGTCTCATGTACCTCTCGTCTTGTACAACATAGTTACTCCAATCATCTATACCAACTCGTTTAAAGGCGACATCTAAAAATTCTCCAATGGTATGTTCTACACCTGTAGCGATAACATAATCATCAGGTTCATCTTGTTGTAACATCATCCACATTGACTTAACATAATCAGGTGAGTATCCCCAATCCCTTTTAGAATCTAAGTTACCTAACCTTATGTGGTCTTCATATCCTAAGTATACTTTAGCAACACCATCAGTAATCTTTCTTGTTACAAATTCAATACCTCGTCTTTCTGACTCGTGATTAAAAAGAATACCACTAACATTAAACATATCATATGATTCCCTATAGTTCTTTGTAATCCAATGACCATATAATTTAGCAACTCCATAGGGTGAACGAGGATAGAAAGGTGTGTTCTCGTTTGCTGGATTTTCAATCATTCTACCATAAAGTTCAGAGGTTGACGCTTGGTAGAATCTTATATCTTTAATTCCTGACTCTCTTACAGCCTCTAACATTCTTAAGGCACCAAGAGCAGTAACATCACCAGTTTGTTCAGGCGTGTTCCAACTCTCACCCACGAATGATTGAGCAGCAAGATTGTAAACCTCATGTGGATTTGATTTTACTAAACACCTAACCAATGAATTTTGGTCTGTCAAGTCACCATTTAAAAATGTTATCTTACCCTCTAAATGTCCAGTGTTGACTCTGTTTGGACTTGATGTCCTTCTCTCCATACCATAGACTTCATACCCCTTTCCCAAAAGAAAGTCAGCAAGGTGACTACCATCCATTCCGTTAATACCTGTAATTAATACTCTCTTCATTTTGACTCCAATATTTTTTTCAAATCATCATACTCTTTAAACTTACCTTTACCTGATATTAATTTATCTATGTTCTCTTTTGATAGTTTTAAAAATTGTTGAAAACTATCGTTCTTTTGATTAATAAATGAATATGGATTATCCTCATTCTTTACATACATTCTCTTTTGTGGATGTCTTCTAGCATGAACATGTAAGATATTCTGACACACAAATTGTAAATAGTCTTGTCCTAATAATTTATGAGACATGATTGATAATCCCTCATCATCATTATACAATAAACAAGATGGAATGTTGATACCAGACTTAATAAAATCCGATGATAATACCAAACAAGCACCACTCAGTTTGGGATGGGTAATGTATGAAAAATCAAAATCGTCTGCCCTACCATTTATCGTATTCATTTTTTCTATTGACATCGGTGACTTTGCTTGGTTAGGATTTAAATGTCCCTTATCATCATCAACAAATTCTATATCACGATAGTCCACATGAACTAATGGATCCCAACTCGCATCCCACATTTTTCTATCCGAAAAACTTAATAAATATCTGTGAATATTTTGTTCGTCTGTATACTCTGCTAGTCTTTCTACTACTTGAAATGCCTCTCGTGGAAAAAAACTATCTGTTTCACCCCACATCACATAATCCACTTTTTTACAATAGTTGTAATTTAAATCTCTTCTGTAATCCGCATGAAAATAAAACTCATCGTCTTTGTCTTTTACTTCATAGTTAACAATGAAACCCATCTCTTCTAATGTAGCTACACCCCTTTTGAATTTTACATACAACTCATGTTTTTTTATTTTATCTTCATCAACTTTTTCAAAATGTTGCAACATATTAAAACATAAGTCTATAGTTACATTCTCTGTGTTTTCTACTGTCTCTAAAAGATTAACCATACCTTTTATAAAGTCAGCATACATTTCTATTTCGAACCACATCACATGAGTTCCAATTACATACTTTCTTTTTAATATATTACTCATAATTTTTTTTAACCTTTTCCCATAATTGTTTTATAAATCCATCTTGAAAATCTCTTGGTATACCATTGAAATGCCAGAACCAACCCATGTCCATAAAATAATAATTTTGTAGTATCTCTTTTCTAGCCATGTGAACTAAATTAAACTTTTCTGACATGAAATGTATATCAGTATTATTGTAGGTATTAAAGTAGTTAAATGGCGTTTGGTCAAAACCCTTACGAACTTGTTTTTGAAAATCAAATATACTTTCAGAGTTATCAATATAAAATTGTTTAAATGATTGATATAAATCCTTGTGACTTTGGTCAAATAATTGTACGCCTGAATTGAAATATCTTTCCCAATCTAAATCGATACCTTCAAATAATTGTTTATAAGCATTTATACTTTCCCAAACCCAACTTAAACCAGAATTATCTCTGACTACATATAGTTTTTCCAACTCATTGTAATAATCAAATATATCAGGAGAATCCCAATGAACCATGACATCCGAATCTATGTAAAGATATCTATCATAGTCTGGTTTCAAATCAAAAATAAAGTATCTAAACCAATGTGGCGTACCCACATCGAATTGTGGTTTGTCAATCACATAAAAGTCTATGTCATATTTTTTACAATAATGTAACCAACTCTGTTTTGTAACTTCATGAATTCCAGCATCGTCCACCTCTCGTTTTTCTTTGTTAACTGCCAGAGTGTATATTAGTT